ACCCAGATATTTTTGTTAATTTTCCACAAAAAAAGAGGGAGCATTAAACTCCCTTTTCTTGTAACACAACAACTAAAAAAGGAATCTTAAACTCCCTTTAATTCACTCAGTGCTTTTTCTAATCTATCAATTAATACTTCTTTTTGAGTTGTGTAAATTTTAATTGTTGATTTTATATCTTCTATTTCTTCATAAGCTTTATCCCTTTGTTTTATTAGTTCATCTTTTTGTGTTAAATAAATTGTTAAGTCATCCTTTAAATTTTGATATAAAATTTTGTAATCCACAGCTGGATAATTACCATCTGTTTCCTTAACTGCTACCCAATACCCATCGGCTATATTTGCCCAAATATAATTATCAGCTACTGCCTTTTTATTGACATTATAAATTCCTCTTTTACAATACTGACTATATTTTTTTGCTGATAGTCCAGGTCCTTCTCTTAAATTTCTTGTATTAGATTTAATTTCTATCTGATTTCTACTTTCATCTCTTTTTACTGGTTCTGGTATCACTGACTTTTTTTCCTCCTTCCAAATAGGTGCTGTTTTTCCAAAATTGTGACCATCTTTTGTGCTTAAATGATAAGTTCTTCCTGGCATTTTATGAAAAATCAATTCTGTAAATGGATCAATTACTTCTTTTTTCATGTTACTCCAGGAATAAGGTCTTTCATGTGGTCTTGTTGTGTATAAGTGTAAATGTTCTCCATATTTAGGTTTTCCGTTTATATATGGCGAACCACCTCTTACACCTATTTTTTGTCCTGCTTCAACATAATCGCCTTTATTAACAACAGCTGCTTCTTTCAGATGTATATAGCCATGATCTCTGTGAGTTTGATCGCTATATGTTGTTCTAATCACCACAGCATGACCAATATCAATGGCGTTATAAAATTTACTGATTACAAATCCTGATTGAATTGCAAATATAGAATCGTTTGGTTTATATTTCCAACCCCAGTCAGATCCATTGTGAATAATATTTCCATTTGCATCCACATAAAACTCGGCTGTTATGCCCCCATCCGCAATAGGTAAAACTGCTAAGTGTTTTCTTTTAGCATCTACAACCTTACTCATTTACATCAGCTTCTTTGTTTTCGTAATAGTTAGCATTAGATACACCGATTAATGTTCCGATAAGCACTCCAACAGCATTTAAAGTTGTTACAATTTCATCAACATAAGGTAAACCCCATGCCTCACCTAATACATTGTAAAACACTGCTAAAGCTGGTAAAGCGATTAATCCACACCATTTAAGTACATCATACCATCCATTTTTTAAAATCATCTTAAAATACCTCCTTGATTATTTACTCTTTGATACCCATCATCTTATTTTCAAAATTGTCTAATTCATCCTGCATTTCAGCAACGTGATTATTGTAAACCATATGTTTCAGCATGGCTTTTGTAGACTTTTTCAAAGTGTTGGTATCACTATCTACTTTTTTTAATTGCTTAGATAAGTTTTCAACATCCTGCTTGATTCCACTGATATTTAAGATAATTTCATCAAACTTATCATTGATTTTCTTTTCATCTTCTAAAGATTGCTCTTTAATTACTTTTTTCATTGAATTGGAATAAAATTTACCTATAGCAGTAGCACCACCAATCGTACTGACTAATAGTATTATTCCTTCATTCAATTCTGTAACTGTCAAATCGCCAAACATCTATCATTCCTCACTTTCCAGCATAGTTATTCTCTGCCTTGCCAATTTTCTATTTTTTATTATTGAACCATAAACCTCTTTTAATTGGGTTTTGGTTTTTCCATCGATATATTCATCTATCAGTTCATCAGTCACATAATTTGTTTCAGAAAGATAGATATATAGTTCACCTAAAGTCATCTGCTCAATTGTTTTACCCATACCATGTACCCCCTTAGCTGAAATTAATAATCAAATCTTGAGCTCTTACAATAACAGCCGAGTTATTCAATGCAGTTGTACTGGTAAATACTGTTGACTTCTTTATCCAGATAGTTATTGCACTTAATCCGGCTTTCCAATTGACTTTGACTTCGTAGCCAGGCACTCCAACATATTCGTATCCACCGTTATACCAACTTGAACCTCTTCCAAGATAGACATCCCCATAAGTGCTTATATTACATTTTATTGAGCCTATGTTCACCCCAGTTACACTTTCATCTATGGGTTTATCAAGAAATAAAGTAAAACCTATATCTTTTCGCCCTGATGTCAATACACCTACATAAAGTCCATAAACATCAAGCCTTAATATGTCATTTGGCTTATATGTAGTTGATGGTAACCCATATACTTCATTGTAGAAATGTACTGGCAGTTTAAAATGAACATCCTTTCCAGTGGCTTTTTCGCCAAATGTAGCACCTACATTTCCTAACATATCATCATACAATGAAAGTGGTATAGAGCCAGTTTGTATAATTATTTCCTTGCTGTCTTCACCTAATATAGTGTTTCCACTATAAGTAATGGCAGTAATTTTAACTACAGCACTGGTATAACTTCCTATAATATTTTTAATCGTGTTATATGCTAAATAGAAAGTAGTATTTGAACTTTTAGTGGCTATAACATAATCCACATTATTAACTCTGTATTTCAAAGTAGTAGTATAAGCTGGGTCATGTTTTGTTACCATAATTGTTGCATTACCACTGGTTAAAAAAGTAGGAGATACATTTATTGTAGATGCTCTCAATATTTGAGGAAATTGTATTTCGTTGAGTAAAGTATTACTAACTGGACCATAATTGTTGTTGTTATCGTAACCATGCCATATACCTTTAACTACAATACTTAAATTACCTTGAGAATCATGAGGAACATCTCCAGTCCACTCTGCTAAATCATAGGTTTGCCCTTTTGCGGTGGTAGGTAGATATTTAGTATTTTTTACTTCATCTCCTATACTGATATCACTATGTAAAGAATTATATTTAGAATAATAAGATCTAACACATTTCATTCTATGTTTTATTCTTACTTTTGATAAAACATTAACAATATCTTGAGAAATTAAAGTAACATCCACATAGAAAAGATAAGCATTTAGATAATACGATAAACTGGTATTATCAGCATTTGCATATTGTTGTGTTGTAATTGTTTGACCTACAATAATTTCTGCCATATATTATTCCTTCCTAAAAACATTTAATACACTTGGACTTTGTCCTTGAACTATAGCCCAATCTTGAATTCCTAAACCTTTATTACAGTTAAATCTATCAGCTGTAGCTTCAGCTACATTTGTATTGTTTACAAATATTCTCATTCCATCACCTTTGAACGAAGTGTAGGATGTAGGCTGTTCACTTGCCTGATTGGTAACTCTTACTTCTTCCTTAGTTGAATCAACCTGCAGATGAATCAGTTTATTATTATTGCTATCAACCTGTTGTGCCAATACACCTAAACTGCCTTCCTGTTGATTAACCTTGATATTTACTGAAGCCAGTTTATCTGAAGCATTGTTTACCTGCTCAATTGTAGTGATTAACGTTTGAGCTAATGAGCTTTTAGCATCACCAATTGTCAGTGATATATATTTTTCAGTCAGAACATCATAGACTGTCTTGATGATTTTGGCTTTAAAACTTATGCCAAGTGGCTGGTAGATAACCGTTATCTCATCACACAGATCAATTGATTCAATTCCAACTGAAAACCTGTATTCATCCGTTTTGGATAAATCAACAAAAGATATCTTTATATTTTCTTTCGGTAATCCCTGTAAACTTACATATTCAAAGCCATAGGCATTCAGCTCTTGCAAAGTTGGAGTGCTTTCAAAATGCTCTGAACAGTCCAATACTACAGTTCGATTAAATGGATAATTGTTCTTATATGGTGAATACTGAATATCACCGGTTAAAGTTGAAGTGCCTTCTGGATTAGTCCAGACAGGAAGTACTCCGGTTATGGTTTCTTCAATATTTTCAGTGTAGTTCAAATCAGTGATATTTTTGCTATATCTTAATTCAACACCATTATCAGAGCCACGATGTAAACTCACGTAAACATCGTAGTTATCCCATTTATACTCAATACCAGCGCTACCGCTGAATGTTTGCAAAATAGAGCCTTCAGTTCCGCCTAAACACGCTCTAACTGATTTTGGAACATCAACTTGAAATAAAGTATCAGTGTTGTTTATATCAGTAATAAAGTTAAATGGGTTATTTTCCAGACTGTTGGTTTTTAATCCGTTTAAAGCAGCATTGATGCCAACCGCATTGAATATGCTTACCGGTATATAATTTAGATCATAGCTCAGATGATTCGCATATACCGTTACAAGCTGGTTAATCGGCTTGCTGATTTTATAGATTCTGAAAGCCTGATAACTATCTTGATAGTTTGGCTTGGCAAGTATGATTCTTGATGTTTTTATTTCGTTATAAAACTGGCCAGAAGTTGGATAGACCAATTCAAGTGAATATTCGCCATTTCGTTCTTCAGCAACTTCACAGCTTAGACAGTCTATCAGCCTTCCAATGCCATTTGTATTAAAACTTGTAGCATTTTCATTGAACAAAACAGGTATCATACTCTCCACCACCTCGGAGTTATCTTAACTTCCGTAAAGCCGGTGAATGTGATTTCATTTTCACCAGTTTTTAAAACCGGAAAATCAATCAATGTGACGTCATTGTTGCAATTCACATTATTGCTGTAGCAGTTCATAGCTTCACAGTCTATTGTCAATGAGGTTTGAGATGTATTGACTGTCAGTTCATAGTCGCCGATATTTAAAGTTCCGTTACCTTTGACAGTGATTAATGGCTTGCTGTCAAAAAAAGTGGGATTAGTTAATATATCACCACTTGTTATAGTTGCTTCGTTATTTCCACTTTCTAAAAAGCTTTGCGGATAGCAATCAAACTCTAAGGTAAATGTAGCTCTTTTTTTATCTGAGTCATCTAATTTAAAACCATTTGTATTTATGGTTTTTCTAAATACATTTGGATGTTGTGAATCTCTTAAAGCAATTATGCCCTTTAAACTCATTAAGTAGTTTTTAAAATCGTCAATATTGGTTTGCATATCTTCAGTGCAATAACATTTCAATCTTGCTCTAAAAGGCTTGAATCTGTTGTTGTTGATATGAACAAAGCCACTTCTTCCTGGAATATCAATTACATCAATATCTGGCCCTGCACTGTCAAACAGATTGCTGTCAGCCAGATAAATATCAAAATCAGAAGAAGGTGTATTGTTTATTGTAAATATTCTCATCATGCAAATACCTTCCTTCCTGCATTTATTTCGTTCATTATCAATGATTGTACTTCTTCAGCTATTTCTTTAGCGCTCTGATTATCTCTTGCATAAATATTGAAGTTAAAACCACCATAATTATTTGTTGACATATTACCGCTTCCGAAATCAGATGATATTCTGCTTCTTCCTATCATATTTTCGGCACTTCCTAAAGTCATATTTGAAATATCATCCATTGCTCTGGTTACACTTTTTGTATTGGCTGTAATACCAACCGCTATACCTTCAGGTATGAATCTGCCTATTTCCTTCTCCATCAGTTTTGATGGTGATTTTATGCCAAAGAAATTTTTAACTGCATTAAAGGCATTTTTAGCAATATTTTTAAACGATTCAATTAATCTGTCTTTAAATCCTTCAATTCCTTTTTTAATACCATTGATTATATTCTTGCCTAAATCGACCCATTTAAAAGCAAGAAAAACGTCCCATATTGCTTTTACAATATTGCCTGCATTTGCGATCAATGAAGGTATTGCTTTTGTTAAACCTTTAATCAATTCAAGCAGGATTCTAATTCCGGCTTCCAGTATCTTAGGCATGTTCTGATTAATAATATTTGCTATATTGCTGATAATCTGTGGTACAAATTCGATTAAGGTAGGCAAACCATCCATTAAGCCTTGTACCAAGCCAATAACAAGTTCAATTCCAGCCTCAACCAGTAAACTCATGTTGTTCAGCAGTTCCTGACTGAAGTTTAATAAAAGAGGCATTGCTTCATTTATAAATGCAGGTATCGATTCTCTTATTCCACCTGATAAACCCTGAATCAACGTTATTGCTGCTTTTATCAAGGTTGGAACTCCTATAATCAGGCCATCTGCAAATCCTTTCACCAATACTGGTACCTGCTCGATTAATATTGGCGCCATATTGGAAATCATTGTTGCCAATGCAACTGGTAGGGTTTGGAACACTGTTGTAATGGCCGGAATTATGTTTGAAGCAAAATCATTTACACCAACCATCAAGTCCTGCAAGGCTTCATCCAGGTTTAATATGCCCATGCCCTCTTTACCAACCATAGACATAGCCGCCATGACGTTAGTAAAAGCGCCTTTCATTTGCTTTAATGAACCACTGATAGTCGAAGAAGCTTCTTTAGCAGTAGTGCCAGTAATGTTTAAATTCTCCTGAACCTTATGAATAGCCTCAACCATTGTTCCAAAGCCGACATCTGCCAATTGGGAGACATCAGTAAGAGTGTAACCTAATACTCCACTGTCATTGATTAATCTCATCATTTCATGAGCAGTGCCTTTATAACCTAATTTAAGGTTATCTAACATTGTATAATTTCCCTTTGCAAACCCTTGATATGCATTTTGTATATCTCGCATATCAGTACCCATTTT